AAACCTCCTTTTAAATTAAAATCTAGAGGAGTAAAAAGAGGAGTAGGATATTAAAATTAAATTATGAGCAAAATATTAGCAAAAATATTCGGTAATGCTGGAGGTGGTATATTAAAATCACTATCTAATGTTGCTGATAAATTTATTACAACCGGCGATGAGAAAAGAGCATTCCAAAAAGACATGGAACAAATATTCTTAAATGCCGAAGCGGAAATGCAAAAAAATGTAACAGAACGCTGGAAAGCAGATTTAGAACATGGTAATTGGTTAACAAGATCAGTACGTCCACTTGTTCTAGTTTTTTTAATTGTCTCTACTGTTGTTATGGTATTTGTTGATTCTGGATCAATAGTCTTTAACGTTGAAGAAAAATGGACTGATCTTTTACAACTCGTTCTTATGACAACTATAGGTGCTTATTTTGGCGGACGAAGTGTTGAAAAGTTTAATCAGATAAAAAAGAAAAAGTAAATGGCAAGAATTGGCACTTATTCAAATGATGCATCGTTATCTAACGCAGATAAGTTTTTAGGAACTGATAGTTCGGGATCTACTAAAAACTATTCTATTCAAAATGTAACAAAATATTTAAGAGAAGTAAATGCTTCTGGAGTAGCAGGACAATTCACATACCAATTTAAAGCATCCACAGTAACAAACACAGAGAAAGGTTTGATGAATTGTACGTTTTCTGGTGGTGATTATGATTTCCTTGATTTAACTGCTATAAAAATTAATAAGATTAAGTATGGAGATGAAGGTAGTCAATCTATGATAAATATATTATCCATACTATCAAATAAAACTATTCTAATAGTTGATGTGAATAATCATAATAACTTTGGAGTATATACAACTGGAACAATTGCTCAAGATGGTAGTTTAACTAATTACTATGATGTTTCATTAACAAGAAAAAATTCTAATGGAGCACTTATTGCTAATCATATATACGGTGTTACACTATTCGCCGGTTCCGACGTACATTACGTACACGATCAAACATTAGCAGCAGCAACATGGCCAATAGAACATAACTTAGGAAAATTCCCTAGCGTTAGTATAAAATTTTCTACTGGCGCAGAATTTAACAATACTGGTGCTCTGGGAGGAGTAACATATACAGACTCAAACAATTTAACAATAAACTTAGCAGCCGCTGAAAGTGGTGTAGCTTACTTAAACTAAAACAACATGGCAATACCAATTTTAAATCACTTAGATTTTCGTTACTGCGCAGAAGCCCAGAATCTAATTATACACAAAACAACAGAATCTTCTGCTACAAACACAGAGGGTGCTATCATATATGATACAGGCACCGATACATTAAAATATAGAAACGCATCTGCGTGGGTTTCATTAACTGCTGCAGCAACCGGAACAAATATTACAGTGGCTGATACTACTGATACAACTTGTTTTGTAGGATTATGGGAAGATGCAACGGGTGATTTAGCACCAAAAACAGATGCAGGTATAACTTACAATGCTGGTACTGGAACATTAACAGCAACAGCTTTTTCTGGACCTATAACAGGTAATGTAACAGGTAATGCAAGTGGGACAGCTTTAACCGTAACTCAAGCAGCACAAACTAGTATTACGTCACTTGGAACATTAACTGCTTTAACAGTAGATGATGTTGTAATAGATGGCAAAGTTGTAACAATGACTGGATCAAGTGGTGATACAGCAGTATTAACAGTAGGAACCAACGGAACACTTAGTGTAGTAACAACAGATACCGCTGCAGCTGCTGCGAATATTCAAATAACAGCAGATGGTACAGCTGAACTAGCTGGTACAACAGTAAACTTAGATTCAAGTGGTGGAATAGATCTTGATGCAGATAATGGAGTAATTTCATTTAATGATGCAGGTGTTTCTTTAGGAACAATATCTTCTTCTGGTTATTCTGGTGTTTCAGCAACCGCAACAGCGCTAGCAACAGCAAGAAGCATATCAATGACTGGAGATGTTGCATGGACTGTATCATTTGATGGTAGTGCTGTAGTAACAGCTGCTGGTACTATTCAAGCAAACGCAGTAGATAGTGCAGAAATAACTTCAGGAGCAATTGATTTAGCTCACATGTCTGTTAACTCGGTTGACTCAGATCAATACGTAGATGGTTCTATTGATAACGCGCATTTAGCAGCTGATTCAGTTGATTCTGCTAATTATGTAGATGGATCTATTGATACAGCTCATATTGCTGATGATGCAGTAACAGGTGCTAAATTATCAAATGATGTTACAATTGCAAATGACTTAACCGTTACAGGTGATTTACTTGTTTCAGGTGATACAGTAACTGTTAATACAGCAACACTATCAGTAGAAGATCCACTTATAGGTATGGCTAATGGAAATGGAGCTAACTCTGTAGATATTGGTATTTTTGGTAAATATACCGCAACAGGAGCTAAATACTCTGGTTTATTCAGAGATGCTAGTGATTCTAACATATGGAAATTATTTGCTACAACTGGTAATAGTCATGAGGCACCAGGAACAGGAACAACAATAAATACAACTAGTGGATTTACATTAGGACATTTAGAATTAGATACAATAGAAGCAACCACAGTAACAATACCTGATAATGCTATTGCTGTTGGAAAAATAGCAGCTGGTGCGTTACCTAGTGATGTTACAGTTAACAATGGTAACTGGTCTGGTACAGATCTTTCAGTAGCAAACGGTGGTACTGGTGCTTCTTCATTAAGTAATTTAATTACATTAACCACACATACAACTGGTGATTATGTAGGAACTCTTACTGGTGGTACAGGAATTACATCTACCGCAGCAACAAGTGGTGAAGGAACTACACATAGTATAAGTGTTGATACTTCTCAAACCCAAATAACAGCGGTTGGTGATATTGCAACTGGACAATGGAGTGCAACTTCTATTCCAATTACAAATACAGATGCTAAAGTTACTTCGATAGTTGCTGGAGATGGTATAGATGTTAGTGGAGCAACAGGTGATGTTACGGTAACTGCAGAAGCTGCAAGTGCTACAAATGCTGGTGGGGTTGAATTAGCAACATGTGCAGAAGTTATAACTGGTACTGATACAGCAAGAGCTGTAACACCGGCTGGTTTAGGATGTAGATCAGTTGTTTCAGCAATAGATATATCTGATTCTAATTTTACTTCTAATCTTTATGCTGAAATAGATCATGGTTTTGCGACTGCAGATGTTACTGTTCAAATATATGATATAGTAACAGAAAAAACAGTTTATGCAGATGTTGAACGAAAAGACAAAGGCGGAACAGCATCAACAGCTAAGGTAACGGTTAAATTTGCATGTGCACCCGCAAATGATTTACGAGTTATTATTACTTCAGGAATTGGAGCAACAGCTAAAACAGCAGTTTACGTATAATAACTTATAACAAATAATAAATATAGACGGTACGCGAGTACCGTTTATGTTATTTTAATTAAAATATCGTATGGCAATACCAATTCTACAAGACATTGATTCAAAAGGTGACATTACCCTAGCGGCAACGCGATCATTATATTTTGCTGATGAGAAAATAAAAATAGGAGATAGTACATCTACTCCAGGTACACAAGGTATACAACTTGGTGAGGCTGCTACTGCTAGTGGAGCTCAAGCAATAGCATTTGGTTATGACGGTAATGCTACAGGAGCACAATCTATAGCAATAGGTTATAATCCAACAGCAAGTGGCACATATTCTATAGCACTTGGATACAACATAGATGCTACTGGAACAGGTACGGTAGCAATAGGAACTGGTGATTCTTTTAGTGAAGCAAGTACTTTATGTACAAATTTAGATATGCTCGCTAGAACAAATGATGGTGCTGTTTTACATTTACAAACTAGTGACACAACTGTTGTAGATGGAGGTGTCCTTGGTAGTATTCAATTTAGTGCACCAGAAGAAGGTAGTGGAACTGATGCAATACTAGTAGGTGCTGAAATAGTAGCTGTAGCAGAAGGTACATTCGCCGCAGACAATAATGCAACTGAATTACTATTCAAAGTAGGTGCTAGTGGAGCAGCATCAACTGCTTTAACAATCGGGTCGGATAAAAAAGCAACATTCGCTGATGATATTTACTTAAATAGTGCAACCCCTTCAATATATTTTACTGACACGGATACCGGTGGTGATTCAGTTATAACAGGTGATAGTGCTGCTGCATCTTTATTAGTATCAGCTGATTACAATAATGAGGTCAACACAACAAAAATATACTTTAGATGTGATGGTGATCAAGTTGGTCATTTTAGAGGAAATAACGCATACGTAGGAAGTTTTAGATTATTCCCAGAAAAAAACAACGAAACAGAACAAGGTATTTTCTTTGGTACTCAAACAGCTGGTAGTTATAGTGAAGGAAGTGCTTTTAGTGACACAAGAGTTATGTCAATGGATTCTAGTAGTGTACTACATTTATATCCAGGGACTGGAACAACAGGTGCAATTCAAATAGCATCTTCTGGAACAGGTACTGTTACATTTGGTGGACGTGTAGAATTAGGTGGTGATACATTACAAGCTGGTGGAGATGTTGATGTAACTGGTAGTGTTAAATGTACTCAAAATTTCAGAAGATCAGTAACCACAGCAACTAATGCTAGTAATACACATACATGTACATTAACTGATAACGATAATTTTAATATAGCTGTAGCTAATGCAGCAACCACTATAGCTCTTGTTGTAGCATCTGAAAATGTTGGTCAATCCGGTATGATCGTATTAACAAACCCTGCAAGTGTAGGATCATTATCTTTCGTTGCATTACCAAGTTATATGTTAACACCGAGTGGAGCAACACTAAATTTTGTAACAACTGCAAATGCGGTATCTATTATATCATATTACGTACATGCAACAGATAAAGTACTTGTGAATTATGTTGGTAACTTTGCGTAAAAATGAAACAATATGAAAAACCTCGGATTTACAAAAAAAGATTTTTGGCTAACAGCAACTGTAGTAAGTACAAGTAAAACAACAGCAGAGGGTCGTAGTACAACTCACCCAACATCAACTGTCTACAATACGAGTACAGCAACACAAACAACCTATGCCACAACCTGGGCAACTAGTAAGAGTACATCAACAGTCTACAATACTAGTAAATCTACAACAACTACATATAATACCAGTACTAGTACTACAACTACGTATAACACAAGTACGTTAACAACATGGAGTACAAGTAAAGCTACATCTACAGTAGTGGAAACAAGTAAGTCAACTAATACTAATACTACAACGACTTATAATACAAGTACATCCACAGTAATGAGTACTAGTAAATCAACAACTACAACATGGGGGACTAGCAAAAGTACTACTACGACATATAATACAACTAAATCTACTACCACAACATATAATACTCAGACGGTAACTTCCACTACATATAATACATCTACAAATACTACAACAACATACAATACTTCTACGACAACAGTGATAAGTACAAGTAAATCAACTACAACAGTTTATAATACCTCGAGAAGTACAAATACTACGTATAATACAACTAAGTCAACTACAACTACGTATAATACATCAACTAATACAACTACTACATATAATACTAGTCAAAGTACTACCACTACATTTTCAACTACAACTACATACGAAACAAGTAAAAGTACTACAACAACTTTTAGTACAACAACAACTTGGTCTACTAGTAAAGCAACTTCTACAGTTGTAAGTACTAATAAAAATACTAACACGACATGGTCAACTAGTAAATCTACAACAACTACTTTTAATACAACAACAACATATTCAACTACTACAACATTCAATACTAGTACAGCTACTACCACAACTTTTAATACAGCAACAACAACAACTATTAGTACAACAACGACTTGGTCTACTAGTAAAAGTACTGCTGAAAGTCGAAGCACTACTACTACTTTTAATACATTAACAACTTATAATACTAGTCATGCAACAACGACAGTTTATAATACTACTACGACTACAACTATAAGTACTACTACAACTTGGGCAACGAGTAAATCTACTACTACTACTTGGGCAACAAGTAAATCCACAACTGAAAGTAGGAGTACGTCAACATCTAGATCAACGACTACTACTTGGGCCACTAGTAAAAATACAATAGAGAGTAGGAGTACAACGACAACCTATACCACAAATACGGTATTTAACACTAGTACTACTACCATTGAAAGTAGATCAACAACTACAGCTTACACAACTAGTACAACTTGGCAGACAAGTTCAATAACTAGTAAATCTACCACTACAACATGGACTACTACTTATACTACAACTACTACGTATGAAACAAGTCGTAGTACATCTGAAAGTCGAAGCACTAACACAACTACAACATATACATCATATTGGAACACAAGTAGAAACACAATTGAAAGTCGTTCTACAACTACAACATTTTCAACCACAACAACATATAATACGAGTCATTCAACAACGACTACATATACAACAACATGGACAACAACGTTTAATACCACAACAACATATAATACGTCTCGTAGTACAACTGAGAGTAGAAGTACATCAACAAGTAAATCAACTACCACAACGTTTAACACAAGTGTTACAACAGAATATACAACATATTGGAACACATCTAGGAATACTATTGAAAGTAGAAGTACAACGACGATATATGGTACTACTACAACATGGCAAACAAGTGCGGTAACTAGTAAATCAACAACTACAACGTGGACTACTACATTTAATACCACAACAACATTTGAAACAAGTCATAATATACAACTAGTACAGCATTTAATACAAGTACAACTACTACAGAAAGTAGAAGCACGACTACAACCTATACTACTACTACTACGTATAATACCAGTCAAAGCACAACAACTGCATATTCAACTAATACGACTACAACATATACAACATATTGGAATACATCTAGAAATACTCTAGAAAGTAGAAGTACGTCAAGAAATACTCTAGAAAGTCGTTCTACAACGACAACCACTACGTATAATACTAGTACAAATACTACTACAATTTATACAACATATTGGAATACTAGTACAACAACTGCAGCTGGTGATACAACATCAACAATTACACAAACATCAAAAGCCACGACAACATATTGGAACACAACCCGTGTTACTGCAACAGGTGGTGGATGTGCTAGAGGATGTCAATAAAATATACATAAAACAAGTAATAATAATAATAATATGGCAACAGATTTTCAAAAGGGATATAAAGCAGCAACGCTAACGTTTGAGAGTGATAAAATTACTTTTCAAAACGCGGTTAGTAATGACAAGCTTTCTCCTGGGACAATGGAAGTTATGATGGATTGGGAACAACCTATTATGGAAAAAATGGCGGAACTCGCCGTGTCCGAAGGGGACCATGTTCTTGAGTGTGGTTTTGGTATGGGTATATTATCTGATGCTATTCAAGCAAGGAATCCTGCTTCACATACTATTTGTGAAAATCATCCAGATATAATACCTAGAATGAGGACATGGGCAGAAGGTAAATCTAATATTATTTTACATGAAGATAGATGGTTTACATTAATAGAACAAACTGGTAGATACGATGCAATACTAATGGATACATATGCTGATGATGATTTACATCCAAGATTTGTTTATTTTGCAAGAAATAAAGGTTCAAAATCAGGTTGTAAAATTACGTGGTGGAATTGGAGTGGTGGTACAACAGATGAATATATGAAGTTTTATTGGGATAATGTATCATTTACTGATGTAACAGTAGATCCTCCAATAAATTCATATTATAATTTAGATGTATATAAAGTACCATTAAAAATATTAACTCCAAATCCTACAAGTTACGGTGTACTTCGAGGATCAACTATTCATAAATATGATGATGATGATAATGTTATTACTACATCAACAGAACTCGTGGGTTCTAATCATAATATTGTAACATGTGCTGATCCTAGTAATCCTATTTTAGTAAAACAACAAAATTCAATACGTTTTAGTATGGGTTGTAAAGGTATGTATACAATAAATGATGATTTATTAACTGTAACTGGTAATCATCCAATGATAATAAAAAGAGATGGATCATGGATAACTGACAAAAAAATGAATGAATTAATTGTTGGTGATAATCTCTATACAATAAATGATACAGAAATTGAAATTCAAAAGATAGAATTTGAAGGTGATACAAGAAACGAAGTAACACGCTTAGAAATGGATTATAATTATTTTGTAAACAGTATTTTAATGAAAGGAGGATCTGATGGCTAATACTACAACAACTTTTCAAACTAGTCAAGGTACAACAACAGTATATGGTACTAGTACAGTATTTCTTGCTCCTGTAGCTACAACATGGCAAACAAGTAGAGTAACTAGTAGAAGTACCGCAACAAATCATGCTACAACTAAAACCACAAATACTACAACCACTTATACTACATCGACAACATGGACAACAACGTATACGACGAGTACAACATGGCAAACAAGTGCGGTAACTAGTAAGGCTACATCTACTACTACTAGTAAATCTACTACTACTACGTGGGCGACTTCTAAATCTACAGCTGAAAGTAGGAGTACTACAACGACATATACTACAACTACGACTTGGGCAACTAGTCGTAATACTACTGAGAGTAGGAATACTACAACAACATATACAACTAGTACAACGTTTAATACAACTCGATCTACTTCTGAATCAAGGAGTACAAGTCAAAGTACAACTACAGAGTATACATCATATTGGAATACAACTAGGAATACCGCTACAAGTCATTCTACCACAACGACGTATACAACGAGTACCACATGGCAAACAAGTGCGGTAACTAGTAAAACTACTACGTGGTCTACAAGTAGATCTACAACAACGACATATGATACTACTACAACATACACAACTACTACAACATATAATACAAGTCATGCTACTTCTACTTCGAGAAGTACAAGTTCAATAACTAGTAAAAGTACAACAACAACATATGAAACATCTCATAGTACATTAACAAGTAGATCGACAACCACTGCTTATACCACATCAACAACGTGGCAGACTAGTTCAATAACAAGTAAAGCTACAGCTACTACTACAACATATAATACAACTACAGTATATAATACTAGTCATAGTACTACTGAATCACGAAATACTAGTCAGAGTACAACTACAACCTACACAACGTATTGGAATACATCTAGAAATACTATAGAAAGTAGATCTACCACCACTACATATACAACGACTACCACTTGGGCTACTAGTAAAAATACAATCGAAAGTAGAAATACTACAACAACATACACAACTACTACAACATATAATACTAGTCAAAGTACTACTACTACATTTAATACCACAACAACCTATACTACAACTACAACGTATAATACATCTCAAAGTACTACAACTACATATAATACTAGTCGAAGTACCAGTACTGCATATACTACTACATGGGCAACTAGTAAAAGCACTACAACCACGTATGAGACATCTAAAACTACATCAACAAGTAGGTCGACAACGACCACATATACAACTACTACTACTTATAATACTAGTACTACTACACAAACCGCTTATGTAACTACGTGGAGTACTAATAAATCTACTACTACGACATGGGCGACAAGTAAAAGTACTATAGAAAGTAGGAGTACATCTACTAGTAGAAGTACAACAACCACTTATAATACGACAACGGTAACAAACACAGTATATAATACTAGTACTAATACTACCACTACTTACAATACTAGTACCACTACACTTACATCTCGTAGTACGACTACTACATATAATACTAGTAAAGCAACTATCACAACTAGATCTACTACCACTACGTGGTCTACTAGTAAAGCAACTTCAACGGTAGTATCAACTAGTAAGTCTACAACAACAGTATATAATACAGCAAGGAGTACAAATACAACTTATAATACTAGTCATAGTACAACCACTACTTTTAACACGAGTACAACAACAGTTGTCTCAACTAGTCATGCTACTGCTACAGTTGTGTCAACAAGCAAGAATACACATACGACTTGGAGTACAAGTAAAAGCACCACAACAACATATGAGACTAGTAAATCAACCACCACTGCTTACAACACGAGTACTACTACAACTACTACGTATAATACCTCTACGTCAACTGTAGTAAGTACGAGTAAAGCAACGGCAACCGCAACCATAACCACATATAATACTAGTACTAATACCACAACCACCTATAACACATCAACAACAACTGTAGTTAGTACTAGTAAATCTACCACTACTACGTGGGCGACTTCTAAAAGTACTACTACTACATATGAAACTAGTAAAAATACTACTACTACGTATAATACGAGTACAGTGACAACAATTAGTACAAATACCGTTGTTAGTACGTCTAAAAATACTATAACAACATATAGTACTGGAGTTAACACAACTACAACATATAATACTAGTACGCAGACTACTAAATCATGGTATAATACATATAGAAAAGATTATAATACAGAACGTACAGACTTAAACCGATCTACTACTTAGGTAGAAAGTGGTAAAAATGTGTAATAATATATAATAACAACAATTAAATTTAATAATATGGAAATGTTTAATAAGAAGGAACTAGATAAAAGAATAGGTCCCCTTAAAAAAAGTAAAAATCTAGATGAACTAGAACAAATTGAAGGCTACACAATAAGGAAATGTAGTGAACTTGATATAGAAACAAGTTATGATGTATTAGCAGAAGAAATGCCTTACTTTAAAACAATGGCATATACAGAATTTGCAACTAATTTTTACATGCAACCATTGAATGTAAAACTTAGAAATGAAATGATGATTGACGCATTTAATGATAACGTCAAAAAACCAGATGATTGGTCGTCATATTTAATAGATAATGTATTAAAAAAATCTGTTAATAAATACCAACATAGAAAAGATAAAACAGATAAATGGCCAGCTAAAGATTACCTAGTAATATTACCTGGTTCAAATAAAGTAAAAACTAATGTTTGTTTAAATAGAATGAAAAACATATCTAAACAACATGGTGATAATGTATATTTCAAACCACATCCTATAACCACACATCAAATTATTGGTGAATTAAAGGATTTTTTTGGTGAAGCAAATATACTACCTAGAGATGTTGATATGTATTACTATTTACAAAAAGCTAAAAAAGTATATACAACACATATAAGTGAAAGTGCTATTTATGCAGCAGTATTAGGTAAGAGAATAGAACCAATTGATGTTTGGAATAATATACAACATGGATCTTTTTCTTGTATAAACAATCATTTATTTACAAACCAAGATAATGTTAAAGAATATATTAATAAAGTATTCTCTAGTTATAAATCTGGTATTATAAATCCAGCTATAGATAAGAATTGGAAAGAAAAAGTTGATAAATACTTTGATTATATTTGTAAAAAAAGAGATGTTTATAAGGATTGGTTTATTGATACCAGGAAACCAAAGCAAGAAAAGAAGTAAAAAGCGTGACAATTGCGTAATAATATAAAAGTGAAATAAAGTTTAATTAAATAACAATTATGAAAAAAAGTAAAGCAAAAGCTAAACCTACACAGGTTACAAAAAATGAATTAAAAAGCATACAAGATAAAGTAAATGCTATTAATAATGCACAAATGCAAATAGGTGGACTTGAAGTTCAAAAAAATGTAGGAATTGAAAGATTAAAAAGTTTTCAAAATGAATTAAAAATAGTACAAGAAGCTCTTGAAAAGAAATATGGACCAGTTAATGTAAATATTACTGATGGTACTATAAAACCTGTAGAAGCTCCAAAAGATGGAACACTTAATTAGAAAAATTAGTGTAGGCAAAGATTATAAAAATGATGCGATGCATTATGCTGTTGGCCAAGAAGTTTATGGTGGACATATTATAGAGCATATTATAGAAAATGAAAAGAAATTTAGTATACTTATTAGAAAAAATGATGAGATATTACCTTGGAAAGATTTTAATAAAAATATGGCTATATCTGTAGAATATAATCTTGAATATTAGTGAAAAGTGTTGGTTATTTTATAGTAAAACCTCTTAACGATTCTAGATATAATAACAAAATAAAAGTTGGTGATAAAGAATTAATACTTAATTCTGATAATTATCAACATAAATTTGTTAATAGACATGCTAAGGTTTTGTCAATACCACGTGTTGGTGAAACTAAAATAAAAGCAGGTGATGAAGTTATTATTCATCATAATATATTTAGAAGATGGAAAGATATTAAAGGTATAGAGAAAAATAGTAAATCGTATTATAAAGACAATATGTATTTTGTTTCCTCAGATCAAGTTTTTTTATATAAAAATAAAGATACATGGAAAGCTAATGAAGGATTTTGTTTTGTAAAACCAATTAAATCAAATGATAAATTTAGTAAGGATAAAGAACAACCTTTAATAGGTATAATGAAATATCCTGATACATATTTAATAAAAGCTGGTGTAAAAATTGGTGATTTAGTTGGATTTAAACCAAACACCGAATATGAGTTTATGATAGATAATCAAAAACTATATAGAATATTTAGTCAATCAATTAATATTAAATATGAATATCAAGGAAACGAAAAAGAATATAATCCAAGCTGGGCATAAAGCAGTTGAAGAATTAATAAAAGTTGCTAAAGAACCTATTGTAGATTCAGATGATGATATATCTGCAGATAGATTAAAAAACGCTGCAGCTACAAAAAAATTAGCTATATTCGATGCTTTTGAAATACTAACTAGAATTCAAGAGGAAGAAGCTATATTAAATAATACACCTTTAGAAAAAAATGAAAATGTATTTAGTGGATTCGCTGAAAGAAGATCTAAATAATGAAATTTTTATGCACACAATGTGGTGCGTGTTGTAGAGCAGCTGGTAAAATGGATGGGGCAAAATACGGTTTACCAATAAAAAAAGATGGTTCTTGTGCTCATTTAATAGGTAATCTTTGTTCTATATATGAAAAAAGACCTGATATTTGTAACTCTAATAAAATGCCGAATAAAAAAACTTTTCAAAGCAAAAAACAATATTTTATAGAAAGTACAAAAATTTGCCATAAATTAATAGATGCAGAAGGTTTAGACGAAAGTTATAAAGTAGACATTAAAGAGTACAATTAAATTATGTATAAACAAACTTTGTATAAGGTTGTAGAACCTATTAGAATAAATACCATTAAAAGACTTAATAAGTCTAAAAAATGGAAGTATGGTTACAACAAAGAACATGATATTGTTGTTATAAGTAAAACAGGTGAGGTTGGGGAGATATATGAAATACAAAATTTTCAAGTAGCTTTACCAAAACAACCTAAAAAAATACATAAATTTGATAGTGACAAATGGGAGGTAACCCCACAACCGGAAGCACTAAAGAGAATAAAAACTATATTTGATTGGAAAGAATATCCAAATGATTTTAAGAATCGATATATAGATTATATAGAAGAAGAGTTTAGAAGAAGAGAAGAAGGGTTTTGGTATTACAATAAAGGTATACCAACTTACATATCAGGTACGCATTACATGTATCTACAATGGAGTAAAATCGATGTAGGACATCCTGATTTTAGAGAGGCAAATAGATTATTTTATTTATTTTGGGAAGCTTGTAAATCAGATAGAAGATGTTATGGTATGTGTTACCTAAAAAACAGACGATCTGGATTTTCTTTTATGGCATCGGGTGAACTTGTTAATATGGCAACTATATCAAGTGATGCAAGATTTGGTATATTATCAAAAACTGGTCCAGATGCAAAAAAGATGTTTACTGATAAAGTAGTACCAATTTCAGTTAATTATCCTTTCTTTTTTAAACCGATTCAAGACGGTATGGATCGACCAAAAACAGAATTAGCATACAGAGTACCTGCTAGTAAATTAACTAGAAAAAATATACAAAGCTCTAATAAACTAGAGGAATTACAAGGATTAGATACTACTATAGATTGGAAAAATACTGGAGATAATAGTTATGATGGTGAAAAATTAAAACTATTAGCACACGATGAATCAGGTAAATGGGAGAGACCTAATAATATATTAAATAATTGGAGGGTTACAAAAACCACACTAAGATTAGGTAGTAGAATTATTGGTAAGTGTATGATGGGATCTACTAGCAATGCGTTAGACAAAGGTGGTAGTAATTTTAAGAAATTATTTAAAGGTTCAGATGTTACAAAAAGAAACCGCAACGGACAGACTAGCTCAGGATTATATTCTTTGTTCATACCTATGGAATGGAACTACGAAGGATTCATTGATTCTTATGGACACTCTGTATTCGATACACCAGAGCAAGAGACAAAAGGACCGTATGGAGATTATATAGATACTGGAATTATAGAGCATTGGCAAAATGAAGCAGATGGATTAAGAAATGATGGGGATGCTTTAAATGAATTTTATAGACAATTCCCACGAACTGAAGAGCATGCTTTCAGAGACGAAACACAAAATAGTATATTTAATTTAGCAAAAATATACGAGCAAATAGATTTTAATGAAGAAGCTGGCGCAATAAATAATATTACTATAGGTAATTTTCAGTGGGTAAATGGTATAAAAGATTCAAAAGTTATATTTTATCCAGATCCAAAAGGAAGATTTAAAGTTAGTTGGACACCACAATTAAATTTACAAAATAATATTATTACAAAAAATGGTAGAAAACATCCTGGTAATGAACACATGGGTAATTTTGGTTGTGATAGTTATGATATATCAGGTACTGTAGATGGTTTAGGATCAAAAGGTGCTTTACATGGGTTAACTAAGTTTAGTATGGAGGATTCTCCACCTAATCAATTCTTTTTAGAATACATAGCTAGACCACAAACTGCTGAAATCTTTTTTGAAGATGTTCTAATGGCATTAGTTTTTTACGGGATGCCTATATTATGTGAAAATAATAAACCTCGTCTATTATATTATTTAAAAAGAAGAGGTTATAGGGGTTATTCAATGAATAGACCTGATAAAGTTTGGAATAAACTTTCTATAACAGAAAAAGAAATAGGTGGAATACCTAATTCAAGTGAAGATATTAAACAAGCACATGCCGCCGCAATTGAAATGTATATACAAGATCATATTGGAATAAAGCAAAATGGTAGTCATGGAGACATGTATTTTAATGAATGTTTACAAGATTGGGCTAGATTTGATATAAACAATAGAACAAAACATGACGCATCAATTAGTTCTGGATTAGCTATAATGGCATGTAATCGACATTTATATAATCCACGCGCCGATAAACAAGAGACAAGACTAAATATAAATATAGCAAAGTATGAGAATAAAGGTACTTTATCTAAAATAATAAAAGAATAATATGGCTGAATCAATAACAAAAGATCATTTTCCAAGTCAAGTGGCTACTGACCTTGAGAAGGTTGGACAAGAATATGGACTTCAAGTAGCTAAAGCTATAGAAAGGGAGTGGTTTAAAAGAGATGGCGTTACTTATAGATTTGCTAGTAATCAAGATACATTTAATAAACTTAGATTATATGCACGCGGTGAGCAGTCAGTACAAAAATATAAAGATGAATTATCTATAAATGGTGATTTATCATATCTTAATTTAGATTGGAAACCTGTCCCTATTATACCTAAATTTGTTGATATTGTTGTTAATGGTATTGCGGAAAGGATTTATGATGTAAAAGCGTATTCACAAGATCCATACGGTGTTAGTAAAAGAACCGCATATATGAAAAGTATCCTAATGGATATGGAGAATAAAGACTTAAATGATTTTACTAAATTAGCTTTTGGTGTTGATATAATAAATACACCAGTTGAACAATTACCAGATAGTAAAGAGGAATTAGAATTACACATGCAACTTAGTTACAAACAAGCTGTTGAGATAGCAGAAGAACAAGCTATAAACACTGTTTTAAATGGGAATAATTACGAGTTAACAAGAAAAAGATTTTATCATGATTTAACAGTGTTGGGTATAGGTGCTGTTAAAAATACATTTAGTACGTCTGAGGGTGTTAAAGTAGAATATGTAGATCCAGCTGATTTAGTGTGGTCTTATACAGAATCACCATATTTTGATGATATATATTATGTCGGTGAAGTGAAAACAATACCTATAAACGAATTAGTAAAACAATTTCCTAATTTAAATACAAATGAATTAGAAGATATAGGAAAACAAAGTTTTAAGAAAACTGGTTATTATACAAGTTCACAACAATTTGATGAAGCAGATAGAAATCAAATACAAGTTTTATATTTTAATTATAAAACATATGCTAAAGAAGTTTATAAAA